GACAGCCCTGGCGGTGTGGCCTCCGGCATCAACGAACTGGCCGAGATGATATTCGCTGGTCGAGAACGTAAGCGGATCGTGGCGTACATCGGTGGCATCGGGGCGAGCGCTGCGTACTGGATCGCATCGGCAGCACACGAGATCGTCATCGACGAAGCCAGTCTGGCCGGGAGCATCGGCGTTGTCGTTGAGGCTGTCGTTGAAAGTGACGCTGCCAACGGCCGCAAACGCTATCAGATCGTTAGCAGCAACGCCCCGAACAAGCGGCCCGATCTCGCAACCGAAGAGGGGCGCGCCAAGATCGGTGAAACCGTGAATGCCCTCGGTGAAGTCTTCGTCGGCAAAGTGGCGCGAAACCTGGGCACCGACGCCGCCAAGGTCCCCGCCATGGGTGACTTCGGCGGATTACGCGTCGGGGCCGCCGCTGTTGAGTCGGGTCTGGCCCATCGGTTGGGCTCGCTTGAATCCCTCATCACCGAACTGGCCAAACCGGCCATCACTGTCCCAAGGAAAACCACTATGACCACCGTCCATACCACGGCGGAGCTGCGTACTGCGCTGGCCGCCGGCACTGATCCGAACTCCATAGAAATCGCCCAGGCCCAGCAGCCTGACCTCGGCGCCATTCGAGCCGAAGGCGCCGCCGCAGAACGTGATCGCATCAAGGGCATTAACGCGCTGGCCAGCAAAGGCTTCGAGAAGGAAATCGAAGCGGCTATCGATGCAGGCACCACGGTCGAGGCTACTGCCCTGCAACTGTTCAAGGCTGCCCAGGATCGCGGGATCTCCCTGTCGGCCATCAAGAGCGATGCCCAGGGTGTGGCGGCTACAACCCCAACCGGTGATGGCAAGCAAGGCGAACGCCAAGCCGCCGTCAGCGCAATCGTTGCTGGCGCTTCGCGCCGCTGACAGGAGACATTCATGAGCAACCCGGAACGTAAAACCTACCAGCCGAGCCACCTTTCTGCCGGTGACTTTCCCATTGCAATGGACACCGGCTTCATCGCCGCTGGCCAGACCCTCCTCCGGGGTTCTGTCTTGGGGCAGGTCGCCAGTTCGAAAGAGTTCGTGCTGTGCAAAGCCGCTGCTGAAGACGGCTCCCAGGTGCCCACGGCCATCCTCGACGAGGACGTAGACACCACAGGAGGGGCCAAGAGCGCGCCCATACGTTTGACAGGCCAAGTGCTGGGCTCCCAGCTCCACCTCGGTGAAGGCTTGACCTTGGCTGCAGCCAAAGCCGCCCTACGACCTCTCTGCATTTTCATCCACTGACCGGAGCACCTGATGACCGACATTTTTGACACCCTTACCATGCTCGAAGCCGTCGAGCAGATGAACACGCCTCGTCGCTTCCTGATGAACACTTTCTTCAACGGCGGCAACCCCGTTACCTTCGGCACCGAGGCTGTAACCATCGACATCATCAAGGGCCAGCGCAAGATGGCGCCTTTCGTACACCCGTCGCTGCCCGGCAGTGTCTCGCTGCGCAACGGCTTCAGTTCTGAAACGTACAAGCCACCCTACATCCAGCCCAAGCGCGAGACGCGGGCAGAACAAATCCTCAAGCGTGCAGCCGGCGATAACCCATTCTCCTCGCGAACTCCGCTGGAGCGAGCGGGCGAGCAGTTGGGACGCGACCTGATCGACCTGGACGACGAGATCACTCGCCGCGAAGAGTGGATGTGCGCTCAGGCGCTGAGCACTGGGCGCGTTCGGGTGCTGGGCGATGGCGTCGATGACACCATCGATTTTCTGATGGAGGACAGCCACAAAATCGTGCTGGGGGCAGGGCGCTGGAACACGGCGGACTCCGACCCTATTGCCAACTTGCGGCAGTGGAAGCGCCAGATTGCCAAGGATTCCGGGCGCACCGGCAACGTCGCTGTGCTCAGTGGTGAAGCCCAGGATGCTTTCCAGCGCAACGAGACAGTGTTGAAGCAGCTCAACTCTCGCCGGGTGGACATGGGCGTGATCAAGCCTGAAGAGCTGCCAGATGGCGTGACCTATCTTGGCTATCTGAACGACCCCGGCATCGACCTGTACGTTTACGACGAGTGGTACCTGGACGATGAGGGTGACGAGCAGCAAATGGTGCCAAGCGGCGGCTTGATGCTGGGCTCGACCTCGACTCGAAACGCGATGCTGTATGGCGCGATCAAGGACATCGAAGCCATTGAAAGTGGCCTCGTCGAAGCGGCCCGTTTCCCTAAAAGCTGGGTGACTCAGGATCCAAGCGCACGGTGGTTGAAGCTGCAAAGCGCAGCCCTGGCCGGGATGCTTGAGCCGAATGCCTTCGTCTTTGCAAAGGTGGTGTGAGATGGCCGCGAAAGTTGAGTACGTAGTGATCGAAGGCTGTGTGCAGGACGGTGCCAAACTGGTGCGAAAAGGTGAAGTGTACGTTCCGCCCAGCACTGAGATCCGGGATCTGTTGCTCGAAGAAGGCGTCATTGCCAAGCGCGGCAAGCTGGAGTCCGGATCCGCCGCATCGGATGACGGAGATAGCTGATGGCTTTCCGTTACCAGGTGGCAGCGATGGATGCGCAGTTGCTGGATGTCCTGGGCGACGAGGCTCTGGTCGACGGTCGCGACTTACCGGTGCCGGGATTCTTCTCGGCGCCCTGGTTGCAACCAAAGCTGGGAAGGATCAATACCGGTATACGCGAGCCAGTGTTCGCCGTCCGTATTGTTGATGCCCACCTCATTTCGGATGGCCAGTTAATCACTGTCCAACTGATGCCAGAAGACGGTGGCGGGCGTTATGTCATCGTCAAACGTGAGCCGGATGGCACCGGTTGGGTCAACTTGATTCTTCGGGAGGTGCGATGAGCGTCGGCAGTCATGTCAAATCCTCGGCCAGTTCCGGTCTGTTCACGCTGCAACTGGCTCAAGCTGATAAGGATGCATTCTCCGACTTTGCCGCTCTTGTTCCACAAGCCGCCCGTGCAGCTCAACGGCGAGCCCTTAACAAGACGCTGCGTTGGTTGCGTACTCACATTGCACGAGCGGTAGGCCGGCAAGCTCGAATCGCCATCGCCGCTGTGCGTCAGCGACTAAAGGCTTACCCAGTCAACTCCAACGAGCAAGCCAAGTTGTGGTTTGGCGTCAATCCCATTGAGGCCAGTCGCGCAGGCCGGGTACGACAGGGACGCTCTGGCGTCTCTGTCGCGGGTCGCAAGTATCAAGGGGCGTTCTATAAGACCGTTTATGGCGGCGCGCCTGACATATGGATTCGTACCGCCAGTAAATACTTCAGAGCAAGCGACTATCCCGACAGTGACGTGTCAGGCGGCGGTGGGCCAAGTTCGGGCTGGATTGCCGAGAACGGTAGCCGCTATCCACTGGCCAAGGCCAAGATATCGCTCGACGACGTGCGGCCTCACTTTGAGGAATGGTCGCGTCGTGCGCATCAGCGACTGCTTGAGATCCTGGAGCAGGAGATGAATTTCGAGCTGCAAAAATACTTGAGGAAATCAGCCCATGTCTGAGCCCAACATTCCTCTCGACCAGCTTTACTCAGCCATTGAAGAACAGATCGCCCAGGCTATCCCCGGCTTGGCATGCATCTGCACCATGCCCGACATGCTGCAGCACGTACCCATCCCTGCAGTTGTGCTTGAGCTGGTCGAGCTGGAGCCCGGTCGGGACCCCGGCACTGGCGAAGTCGGAGTCGAGGCGCGTTTCGAAGCACGCATTATCGTCGGCAGCGATCACGAGCACTGCCAACAGGTAGCGGCTTTCATCGCGGCTCAACTGATTATTGTGCTGCGCATGCAAACGTGGGGATTGGCGGTCGAGCCTGCAGAGTTCATCCAGGCATCACAGGACTGGACCCGGCCGGAGCTCGACAGCTATGCGGTGTGGGTCGTCGAGTGGACCCAGGGCATTTACTTAGGCAAGGAAGAGTGGCCATGGCCGAATCAGCCACCGGGAACCTTGCTTTGGGGTTTTAGCCCTGACACGGGGCCTGGCAGCGAAGGAAGCTATCAGTCACCGGAGGAAATGGCATGAGCTACCCCAGCGCACAGCATGACCGCATGCTGGCCGGCCTGGTCAAGGATTGTTATGTGGTCGCG